CTGATCCCTTTGGTTGTCTCCCTCTTTCATATTGACAGGTGTACCCACTCGAATAACGAACCCGAGAAGTGCTGTCCGACAAAAAGAACTATCGGTAGCTTGCTGTCACAATCTAAGCTGAATGACATAACAGAAGTACATCAAATATAAGACTTTTTCTACAAACTAAACGCACAGGCTGTTCGCCTGTGCGTTATTTTTATGCTATTGTTGTCTGCCACGCAAAACGCAAAAAGTGGGAAACCACGGGATAAGCCGAAATTAAGCGGGATAAATCAGTACAAAGCTGATTGTTATGCGGTTTGTTGCGTATCACAAGTGGTATATCCGGCACGATGCTCAAAAGTGAGTTGTCAAAAAAATCGGTGCGTTTTTGCACCGATTTTTTTATATTTGTTGAAAAGGAGAAGCGTTTTAAATAACCGTTTCAAACTGTTTTAATTGTATTTTAAAAGCCGTTAAAGCGCATTACAAAGCGTTTTAACGGCTTTTCTTCTGCCTTAGTGAAGATTTAAATAATTCCCTTTTATTGAAAATGTTAGCAAGGAAGTCAAGGAATAAATATTCCTTTGTCAAGGAACAACTTCCTTGAGCTTTTCGCTTTACGAAAAATTTAAAGAAAAAGTTAATATTGTACTATTTTATTCGTTTTTACCGAAACGGTTCTTTATCACCATTAAAATGATACCGCCTATAAGACCTATATACCCAAGTGAAGTGAGTGTAATATGTAAAGGATCAGATTCGTGATGTCCGATCATCATGAGAACAAGTCCTGCGATTATTGCTGTAATCGCAATCTTTTTAATACGCTGAACTTTAGGATCAACCGGAATCTGCTCTGTAAAATCTGTATTGCTTTGTGAATAATTCTGCTTTGCTGTTGTTGATTTACGCCGCTTTGATTTTCCCGACGAAGTAGAATATGAAATACCTGTGCCGGGGACTGAGAAAGTTTTTCTTGTGCGACCTTTTGCTGATTTTGATATGCGGAATCCTTTTGTACCCCAACTATATCCTACACCAGATTTGCTAAGATTAAGGCGGAATCCACCGCCGAGTTTAATACTTTTTCTGAAACGTAATCCCATTATTATAAACCTCCTTTTTTACAGCGAACCTATAACCTTTCCCTTGCATACGCAAGTATCGTCTGAACCGATTCGGATGTCCTTATACTTATTATTAAGAGAAATCAAGCGATCTTTTCCTCGCTCTTTGATAAAGCCTTCTCCGTTAACTATAAAAATACCTATATCTCCGATGGTAACATCCGCATCGGCGTCAACAAGCACAATGTCTCCGTCAAAGAAATCAGGCTCCATGGAGTCCCCGTGAACACGGAGCGCAAACGAAGATCTCTGAGTAAGGTTTGTTAACGGTACCTTTATATAGGATGTAGTATCTTCATGCAGATACTCGCCGGCTCCTGCCGATGCCGGAAGTGCCGGGAATGGCAGAGATATGTATTGCGGCTCTTGTTTTTCTTCTATTTCAGTCCGTTTTAATGATTGTTTTAATGTTGTTTGAACATTATTCTTTTTCTTTGCCTCTTCAAGCTCAGCAAGGGACGTAGCTCGTTCCATAATCAGTGCTTTTGATAGTTCATCTACAGAATTATAAGCAGCTAACAACGATGATTCATCTTTTGTCAACGATGAATTAAATGTTTCGCTTCCAAAAATTAAAAAATCAAGACTTACATTAAGAATTTCTGAAACAGATATAACCTTCTGAATATTCGGAATATTTTCCGACCATTTGCGTATGCTGCTTTTCGAAAAACCGCATCTTCTTTCAATTTCGGTCAGTGTAAGACCCTGATTTTTCGCTATTTTCTCAATATTCTGTACAATGTTCACAAAAAACACCTCATTTATTTGTCGTAAATTTTTCCGATATTCCGTTGACAATCGTAAAATTTTACGATATAATTAACTTAGGTTAAGAAACAGGGTATAGTTACCCATAGTTATTTTAACACACCGCCTGAGCGGTGTCAATCAAAATTAAGCGAAAGTGAGGGATAAGAATGAGGGTAATCGTTGATGAAACAGAAAAAGAAATTGCTGATTTAATGAGTAAAATCACAAAATCAGCAATTTATGAAGAAAATCATAACAACTTTGAGTTAGCAAACAATGAGTTCCCAGAAACGCATCTTGATTTTGGTGCTATAAATAAGCGTATCCAAAATCGTTACTCAAAGTAATTCAAATCAATACCGTGCTTTTTCAATTCATCGCAAAGAGCTACATGGTAAGACGCAATTGCTGAGTATGTAACACTCGCAATTAAATTGACTAATTTTTCATTATCTGAACCATTCGGTCTTCTTGTTAGATATTCGTTATAAGCATCACGAATATCTTCTGACCATTCTTTGTTTGAAATTGGAATTTTCATAAAATCACCTCCTTTAAGATGATTATATCACATGATTTGAGTAATGAAAATATATGTGAAAGGAGCTAAAAATGACATACTCTAAGAACATCGTAAGATTGCGTCAGGAACGTAATCTGTCGCAGGAAGAAGTAGCCGATGCCATAGGCGTAACGCCTGCAGCGGTCTGTGGCTGGGAACGAGGCAACAAGCAGATGTCTATCGCTAATCTGATCTGTCTGGCAGATTTCTTTGCTGTATCGACAGACGAAATACTCGGAAGGAGATCTAAATGAGCATTAAGGATAAAAAGAGAATCCTTACGGACTATTACCGTAAGCACGGCGGACTGCCTAAAGGCAATCTTGATATAGATGCCGATACCGATACAGTCGGCAATGTTTTTGTTGACGATTCCTATGTCGGAGCTTTTGATTACTGCAATGGCGAGTTTATCACACTTGCTTGAGCCGCCCGCTTGAGCGTATCAAGCCCAGACCCGCCGACCGCCGGAAGGAAATCCGGGATAAAAAATTAGTCGGAATGAAACCGCACAGGCTGGTCGTGCGTTTACCCGACGGAAGATCGGGAGGTGCGAGACGAAAGCCGCTTCCAAATTGTCGACTACAGGATACCTATTCCTCAACAGGTGCTTAACCGTATGGCTTACCCATAAGCGATAACAACAGAGCGTCAGCCCGCCCGCTTGAGCGTATCAAGCCCAGCGCATTATGTTGACTGGCTCACCACAAACGAAGCGCAAAAATCGGTAGGAGCGTGATGACAGCTCGGAAAGACGAGCATATATGCAGACTGAGAGTTAACGGCTTGAAGTTTGCTACAGATCCTTTCCTTATTTATTTGTCGAAACGGAAAGCCGCAAGGTTTTCCGTCTGCAGGGAATGACCGCCCTGTACTGATGATGGCAGGTCGGAAAGGAAAATATTATGCCCGAGCAAAATAAAATTGCTGCAGAAGCGATAACTGAGCAGAAAAGTTCAATCGAAAATTATTCTGCGGATAGAAACACTGTTATTGATTTCCTGTACGCTTCTTGCGTCAAGGCTTCTCAAAATATTGAGAAAAATCGTATTCCTGTTTTTCCTCAAAAAGGTTTTTAAGCACAATTCCATGTTCAGAAAGCTGATTTTTAAGTGTTCGGTCATATTCGGATAAAGCAACTGCTACAGCATAAGCCATCATTTCTTCCTGAGTAATATTTATTTTGTGCTTTTCCATATCCTTTTTTATTTCGCTCAAATAATAAAGAGTTACAGATATAATGTCACGAGTATTCACATTTCCACCCCCTCTCACAATTATTATATCACAATTAAGCCGAAACGGGCAACAGCCCGTCTGCAGGGAATGACCGCCCTGTACTGAAGATGGCAGGTCATGTTCCTTAGTGAACCATAGATATTGTGTAACTCCCTAACGGGAGCGACCGCAATATCTAATTGCAGGTCGGAAAGGAGGTTAATCAAGATGGGTGCAATGATAAGCACTGCAGAGCTTGCAACCATAAAGGGTTGCACACCACGTTACATAAGGCAATTAGCCCAAACTGGAAAGTTACCCTTTACGGAAAAAGCCGATGCGGCAAATAACCGCAAAGAATATCTGTTTGACATTGATCAGATGGACGAAAAAATCCGTGAGCGATACTATAATTCCAAGCGCAAAGAGCTTGAAATAGCACCGCCTAAAACGGTTGAAAAACAGCGTTCAAAGGCTGTTGCAAAGCCGTTTGAGGATTACACGGAAAACGAACGGCAGCAGGCGGCAACGTGGATAAAAATAATCAAGGTCTGGGAAGCATACCGAAATAAAAGCAGCCGAAAAAAGGCTGACACCGACCTGTTATTTATCGCTAAAATGCAGCTTGAGCACCCCGAGATTGACATATCCCTCGATATTTTGTATAGAAAATACGCCGCATACAGAGCCGGCGATATAGAGGGATTGATAGACAAGCGTGGCGGTTGGAACAAAGGCTTGACAGATATACCACAGCATATCCTTGACGCATTTATGTATTTCTTCCTTGACGAGCGCCGGCTTCCGGTATCACGCTGCTATCAGCTGATGATAGAGTGGGTGACTGAGTTTTATCCGCAAGATTTACCCAATATCCCCTCCGAGCGTAGTTTTCGCCGGCAAGCCGAAAAGCTTCCTCAGGCAGTAATTGCGCTGATGAGATACGGCGAAAAGGCTATGACCGATAAGTACATACCGTACATAGAGCGTATGTATGACGACCTGCAGGCTAACGATGTATGGATAGCAGATAACCATACATTTGATTTTATGACCTACTGCGATAACGGTCAGAAGACCCACAGAATGTACTTAACGGCATTTTTGGATGCAAAATCGGGCGTTTTGGTCGGCTGGAACTTAACGGAGCAGCCCGACTCACACAGTACTTTGCTGGCACTAAGACACGCCATAACACGTTTTGGACTGCCGAAATCAGTATATTTTGATAATGGCTCGGAGTTTTTGACGCACGACATCGGCGGCAGAGGCCACCGCACACGAAAATCATGGAACGCCGACGCTATACCGCCGACTATCCTTGATTTACTCGATATTAAGATGCACAATGCAATCGTCCGCAATGCGAAGGCAAAGCCTATCGAGCGTACATTCGGCACTCTGAAGAATCATATCAGCCGAGTAATAGAAACATTCTGCGGCGGTACAATCTTAGAGCGTCCGGAGTCACTGAAATGGAAGCTCAAACACGGAATTGTACCTGAGGATGACCAAATAAGAGCGGCACTTGAGGTGCTTATAGACGGTGACTACAATGTATCGGATTACGGCGGCAAGGAGCGCAGATACAAGGGAATGACACGCATAGAGGTCTGGAACGAGTCTATCAAGCACACGGAATACCGTGAGCCGGCTGAAAAAGACCTTGCACTATTACTTGCGAGAACAACAAGATATCAGAGAATCAAGCGCAACGGTGTATATATCGAACTGGCAGGCGAAAAGCTGTGGTACTCCGCACCCGATGCCTGGAAGTACCAGGGCGAGGAGGTCTATGTCAGATACGACCCGGCAAACTATCAGACGGTGCGTATATACGACAAGGAAACAGACGCCTACAGATTTACATGGACGCTTGAAACCGAGCTTGATGTGGCATATATCACGGACGATATGGACGAAATAGCTCGAGCAGAAAAGAAGATCCGCACTGTTACCCGTGCTATTCACGACTATTCGAAAGGTTTGACGGCGTCGATCACCGAAGAGCAGGCAATTGACTTCCTAACGGCGACTATCAACAGAGCCGAAAGAGGCAAAGGCAGGTTCAGAATTGAAAAGCCGTCAAAATTCAAGCCGGTATTTTCTGATAAGTTCAAAGAGGACAACCCCGAGCTTGCCGATGTTGATGAAGTAATCATCGACATCGATAAGATAAACACTAACGCAATAAAGCGGAAAGGATGATTAAACCATGGAACAGACAAAGGAAGTTTCACTGCTCGCCAAATTTGACGAGCTTGCGGCAGAAATGGGCTCAGCAAACAAAGCCGCAAATCGTATCGGCATACCTGCATCAACGATTTCGATGCTCAAAAAAGGAGCATACAGCGGAAATAAGGATGCTCAGTTTGCAAAACTCGCCGCATATTTTGACACTAAGACAGAGGGCGCAGAGAGCTACAGCGAAGTAGATTATGCACCGACAAGCATATCCGAGAAGATCTATCAAACAATCAAGACCTGCCAAATCAAAGGCGGTGTTGCCATAGCAACAGGCGACAGCGGTATCGGTAAAACAAAAGCTGTGCAGAAATATCACGCAGATAACCCGGTAAACAGTATCGTAATAACTGTTAATCCGTGTTTCAAGTCAGCAAAGGCAGTTCTTAAACTGATTGCACTTGAGCTGAATGTCCCCATATCGCAATCAACAGATGATCTGTGGCTTGCGATAGCGCAGAAGCTACATGACGGTATGGTTATCATAATTGACGAAGGTCAGCTTCTGACGTTCCACGGAATAGAAACTATCCGTAGCTTTGCCGATTATTTTTCCGACAGAGCTCAGACGCTCGGCGTTGCTTTTGTGGGTGACAATGGCATTGAAGAAAAATTCGAGGGTAAAACCCGGAGAAATTACCGTCAGATCAACAACCGTAAGTGGCTCTCGCCGAAATTCGTTACTACTGACATCAAGCGTGAGGACGTGGATATGATGTTTCCTCTGCTCGTTTCTTCTAACATGGAGCAGGAGCTTGAGTTTCTTCACAAAGTTGCTCAGAGCGAAGCCGGACTCAGAGGAGCGGTCAGATTGTTTTCGCAGGCGTATGACAACGGATGTTATACCCTTAAAGGTCTTGCATCTATGGCAAAGTTTATGCGAATTGATGTACGAAGCGTTGTGAGGTGACAATATGCACGGAAAAAAACCATCAAGAGCGCAGTATGATTATCTGAAACGAGCGCATATCAACCCTGACAACTGGCTTATTGCCAAAGATACACCGACAATAATGCTACTTGTCTGCCGGCATAACAGACAGACAAAGCTGATAAAAAAGGAATGGTACAACAAATGAGAAAGTTTATTAACAACGTGTTAATGCTTGCCGCTGCTTTTTTCGCCGGCACAGCAACTGTAAGCGTAATAGAATATGCAAACAGTATCGCAGACCGTCCGGACAACTCAATCGGCGGCGAGGTGCTTATAATCCCTCTTATGCTCGTAATTCTCTACATAGGATGGATTCTTGCAAAAATGTACTTCAGCATAATAGTAGCAGATAAGATCTTCAACAGTGGATATAAAAAAGGCTATAACAAAGGCAAATCAGAATAACCTCAGGGAGCGAAAGCTCCCATGTAATGTCGCCGTGGACGGTCACAAGCCCGTGAAAAGACAGAGTGCACGAAAGGTGGTGAAAGAAATGAGCAATATGGAACAGATAGAGGTAATAGTTGCCGAAGCTATGAAATGCGGTATGTCGTACGGCGAGTTCGTCGCTAAAAATCCGCTCTATGTAGCAAGATTATCGCAGATTGCGGCAATCAAGAAGAAAAGAGGTCAGAAGCAGCGTGAAATCAAATAATCTACATAAAATGCGTACACCCGAAAGTGAAAAGAGAGATACGGCGCAGAAATGCTACTCTTGTGAGTATAAATATCTCGATAAAGACGGTAATCCAACTTGCAAAAACAAGCTTCGCCCGATTATCGGGTTCGGGTGCTACAGACGAAAAATCTATAAAAATCAGGGAGTATAAGCTCCCTGCTCTAATGCAGCTGCTGATCAGCAACGGTCGCAAGCCCGTATAAATGCAGAGCGGAGAAAACTAAATACAGGAGGAAAAGTTATATGGCAATGATTAAAAGCAAACGACTGACATCAAAGCGTGGAATAACGCTACCAAAGGATCTGTGTGAATATGTTGGTATGCAGCCGGGCGAAGCTGTAGATCTGATTGTTGATAATCAGACCGGAGAAATCCATATCCGCAAGCACGTTCCTGTTTGCCGATTTTGCGGCAACCGCACAGAGGCTGTAAATTACAATGGCATAGATATATGTCCGGAGTGTGCGGATGTTATGTCAAAGGCGGTGATAAAATGACAGTAACTAATGAAATAATTGCCGCAAAAGTAGCCGAAATAGCAAAGCTGACAAAAGAAAAAGCTGAACTTGAGCTTAAATTCAAGGAGCTTGAAGCGTTCTTTTTGAAGCTTGGCAGTGATAAGCTCCGTGACAGTAAAAGAAGAACCTGCAGTTTTGAGGATGATGACGGACATGACGTTACATACACCGAAGCCAGAACAGTAAAGATTATATCTCCTGCCGTTCTGAAGCGTCTGATGGGAGACGCTTTCGGCGATTTTGTCAAAGAAACAGTCGAGCCTAAGTACACATTTAAGAGCAAGGAGCTTGAGCGCACATTTGCAAGCGTTTATTCAGCCGACATCGCAGTCCCTGAACGCAAGCTGACGGTAGACGAGTTCTACGATCAGTTACCGTGCGACGATTCCGCAAAGAGCGCACTTCGCAAGAAACTCAAAGGCGCAAATTTCCTCACAGACTGTAAAAACCTTGTTTCGATAGGTGGATTTTCAGATGAAGATGCCGCAGATTATGCGTATCTTTTCTCAGAGTGCCTTGAATGGCAGCGTTTTATGACTGTTTTAGATACCATTGAAAGTAAGCGCACTGTAGAAGAGGTCATCAGAGCAATCAACAGTGCTATATCGGTATCTGATACTACGAAAATCACGGTGTAACATGGATATAAAGCAGAAACGCAGATACATCTACAGCCTTGGACGTAAGTGCGGACTTGTCGACGATGGGAATAAATCAGACGATCTGCACGGATTTGTATATCAGCTAACACTTAAGGAATCTATATCGGAGCTGAACGACGAGCAGGCGGATATAGTAATCAGACAATTGCAAGCAAACCTCCGGGCTATAACTCCGGAGGTAAAAGCATATATAAGCAACGCTCAGATAAGCAAGATTTTCGGTCTTATGTATGCTTTTGCAAAGCTGTCCCCGTCAGCGGTCACCGTCAAAGAACGGCTATGCGGCATTATTAAAAAAGAGCTTGGTATTACCGTCAATCCGAAATATGACATTTTCAAAGGCTTTTCAGAACGTCAGGGTGCGGAGCTTATTGACACGATCAAACGATATGTTCGGGCGGAAAAGCGCAGAAAGGAGCGTACCGATGGCAAAATCAAAACTTGATTATCTGCAGATAAAGCATCTGACAGGAACGCAGGCGGAAATAGCTGAGGTAATCGGTATCGAAGCATACCGCAAGCTTGTCGGCTACTTCGGCGGTGAGCGCATTGCCGTTGCAAAGCCGTCTACCCTTATATCATTTACAGTCGCAAAAGATATTGCTGCGGAGCACGGCTATTCTGCAGAGATTATGAATTGTCTTGAACTTTCTGAAAAAGAGAAGCAAAAAATAAAAGCCGGGCTTAGATAGCCCAGCTTTTATTCTAGAACTTCATAATACTTAACACAATAATGATAAGTGTGATAAGCAGACACAAGTGTTGAATAAACACGATAGTTAATGTGCTTTTATTTGTCTTCCTCTTTCTCTTCATTTCAATGGCCTCCATTTCACAACATTCATCCGATTGCCAAGTCGCAATGAAGTAGCCTGGAGTGCGAGAAAAGCCGTCTGCTTGAGGTTCATTAGAATAATACCATTTTTGTTCAAAATAATCAATCAGCAAACTAAACAAAAATGATGACTAATTTTCTATTTGACTTTATTCTTCGATTTTGGTATAATTATATAGCATAGTTCGTATGGCACTAAATGGTTACTTAAATAGTAACTGTTTGGTGTCTTTATTTTTTTACCCTTAAATGGTACAATAAAATTACATTAAAAATAGTATATCAAAATACCTTATAACAAAAGCTTTGAAAGGACTTTTTTACATGGAAATCGGAGATATTTTAACAGCTGTATTAAACATCATATTTACAGGCGCAGTCGGCATTATCTCGTATTTTGTAAAACGCACTATAGACAGACAGGACAAGTGCGTCAACAAAGACGAGATTAAGCATTACATAGAGATTATCGGCGAGTGCAAATCTGACATCAAAAATCTTAATGACCGATACGCCACAAAGGCAGAAGTTGAAGAAATCAAGCACACTATAGACAAGATTGACAGTGCAATTGATGAACTTAAGGATACGTCAGTCAAAAATTCCGAGTTTATCCGTGTTATGACACGTCTGGAAACAAAGATAGATAATCTTGCCGATAAGGACAGGAGGGGCAACTGATGAACATTAAGAATCAGCTCAGGAAAAACAAGTTTATAAAAAACAATGGGGCTGTAATCCGAGCAATCAATTTGCTCCGTACCGATTATGTCAATCTCGTAGATGTAACTGCCGCTCTTGAGCCTCAGATCGCTGAGAATGAAGCACTTGACAGCTTAAATTATTTGCTTGAAGGCGGATATGTCCGCCTTGTCAAGATACGTTCTGAGCAGGCTGTGGACTGCATTGGTGATGATTATACACAGCTTGCGGGTAAACTTACCGCTAAGGGCATTCAGCTTGTTAACGGTGCGATCGATGATCCTTGCATAGATCTGTAAGTCTGTAAGGAGGTATATATGAAGAAACGTAACCGTAAAAGAGGAAAAGTCGATAAGCTGCCGTGCGACATCAGGGAAACAGTTGATATGATGATAAATAACCCGTCAGAATATCGCTACAGTGACATTGTAGACTTCATTCGGGAAAACGGTTATGAAGTATCAAAATCTTCGGTGGCACGTTATGCACAGGCGTTAAACGCTTCTCTTGAACAGGTAATGCTTATAAGCAACAACTTCCGTCTTATCAACGAGGAGCTTGCCAAATATCCGGATCTTGATGTTTCCGAGGCTCTCGCCCGATTAACAAACCATAAGGTAATGGAAGCAATTCAGAATTTAAGCGAAGACAGTCTGAAAGATGTTCCGCCCGAAAAGCTGATCGCTGCAGTGCCATCGCTGATAAAAGCGGCAACATACAAGCGGGACACAGACGCTAAGAACCGTTCTTCAATGGATGCGGCGTATGATGTGTTCAAAGAGGATATATTTACCGCTATGGCTAAGGATAACCCTCAGTTGTATTCTCAGCTTGCCGCATATATCAGGGGTAAGCAGAAAGAGGGTGACGGCGAATGATATATGTAATATATGTACAGTCAGGCTCTGAAACGGCTGTTATGTACTCGATGCGTGAACTCGGTTATTCAGCGTATGTGCCGAGAGAGTTGTACAAGTATCGCAAAAAGGGTGTATGGCACGAAGAAATCAAACCGCTTTTTGACGGTTACATATTCTTTCAGACCGACCGCCTGACAGCCGATGATTATTATACCATTCGCAAGATACACGGTGTCGGCAATTTTGTCAGTAAAACAACGTGCCTGTCCTGTACCGAAGAAGAATATATCATCGGGTTATGTCGCAATCCCGATATACTCAAGGTCAGCAAAGGACACATAGAAAACGGCGTACTAAAGATAGACAGCGGCTATCTCAAACGCTATGAGCACAAAATCGTGAAATTTTCCCGAAGACAGCATAAAGCCGTTATAGAGATCACTCTTTACGGTGAGTCACACAGGATAACCTGTGCGGTCGATATAGACAAGTGCAGTAACTAAGGTGTTGGTCGATACGCTCCCCACCGGAACGGCTGTATACATACGCAAAGTAATCTGATTTTTTTCAAAATCGGAATGGCGAAGCATATCCCGATATAATCCCAACGGGATATTTACCGATAAAAGCGTTTTAATTGCCGTTTAAAACGTTTCAAAAATCAAAGTGGGATAATTTCACGTCAACATAATCAAATGCAGAATAAGGGCTTTTATAAGGCTCTTTTTCTTTTTGTCCGAAAGGAGTGAGCAAACTGTGAGAAAAAGCAATCGTAAAAGGGCAATAAACAGCCTTGCAACCGATCTCGACAAATACAAAAAAGCTGATACCGAACAGCGAGTGAATGCCGTTCAGAGCCTTGTTGAATGCTATCTGAATACATCCGAAAGCAAGCGGCAAAAGGCAATACAACAGATTATCGACCGTTCCGAAGGAGTCAGACAGCTGATAGCCGACAACCCTGAGCTTGTTCGGGCGGATGTTGAACAGGCACTGATTCGTGCCGCTACCGGTTACACCGTTACGGAACGCAGGGAACGCATTGTCGGCGGCAGAAAAACTGTTGAGATAATCACCCGAGAAGTACCGCCGAATCAATCGGCAGTAGAATTTTTCCTTACAAATAAAGCCGGCGATGTCTACAGCAAAGCTCCCGTTGCTATGTCAGATGACGGTACAGGCAAGCTTGACGCTATACTGGAGGCAATGAAAAATGTCAAATGATTTGATCTTCACAGTCAAGCAGCAGGAGCTGATGAGCTTGCTCAAACACAACAAACTACATAGACTTAATTTGCTTGAAGGCTCTGTCCGTAGCGGCAAGACATGGATATCGCTTATCCTTTGGGCATTATGGATAGCCGACCGTCCGACAGATTATGCCTATCTGATGTCGGCAAAAACGTTACAGACGCTAAAGCGCAACTGTCTTATGTTATTGCAGGAGCTTGTCGGAGAAGACAACTTCAAGTATTCTCTGTCCACAAAAGAAGGCAGATTGTTCGGAAGAAAAATTCTTCTTGAAGGTGCTAATGATGCAAAGTCCGAGAATAAGATACGAGGCATGACGCTTGGCGGAGCTTATTGCGACGAGCTGACACTGTTCCCAAAAGATTTCTTTTCGATGCTTCTTTCCCGATTGTCAGTCAAGGGAGCAAAACTTATTGCAACAACAAACCCGGATGTTCCGACACACTGGCTAAAAAAGGAATACATAGACAATGCCAAGGTCGATATGCTTGTTATGCGATTTCTTATTGATGATAATACCACGCTTCCGGAGGAATATGTCCGGGAAATCAAAAAGGAATACACGGGCGTTTATTTCGAACGCTTTATCAGAGGTAACTGGGTAGCGGCAGAAGGTGTTATTTACCCACTGTTTGCCGATAGCCCATCAAGATATATTATAGATACACTTCCCGAAGATATTATGTTTGTTACCATAGGCGGAGACTTTGGCGGAAACGGATCAGCACATACCCTTAACGCTACCGGATTCACTAAAGGCTTTCAGTCAATCGTAACGCTTGATGAGTATTACCGAAAAGAAACCATATCACCGTATGAGCTTGAAAATGATTTCTGTAATTTCATTGAAGGCGTATGCCGGCGATGGAAATGCACTGAAATATATCTTGATTCAGCGGAGCAAATACTGATTAAAGGTGTACGTCTCGCCGCTCAGAGGAGAAAGCTCCGTGTGAATATCCACAATGCACGGAAAGGTTCAATCAACAATCGTATATTGTTCTATAATCGTCTGATTGCGGCTGACAGATATAAAATCATGTCGCACTGCAAGCATACGATTGAAGCGTTCCAGACTGCTATCTGGAAGCCGAATGCGGCGACTGAAATACGTCTTGATGACGGAAGCATAAATATTGATAGCCTTGACGCACAAGAATACAGCACCGAAGCCTATATGAGCAATGTCTTCGATGCAGAAAGGAGAAAGTAAATGTCGATGTACACATATATTAAGCAGGCATTCCCGGACGTGCCGATAGTAGATATATCAGACTATTACTCAAAGCACATCGAGCCTGCGAAACGGATATACCAAAACAATCCGCCGTGGAAGGATGTCGTAAATACCGGCATCAAAAAAAAGAAACGTGCCCGCTCCCTGACTAATATGGCTAAGGTAATATGCGACAAGCTCGCCACGATGACATTTTCCGAGCAATGCGATATAGCTGTAAGTGATAAGGAATATAACGATGTCGTTATGGACACGCTGGAGGCTAACTGCTTTTGGGAGCGTTTCCCCGAGTTCATTTCCCGCTCATACGCTCTCGGTGGCGGAGTCCTTAAGGGGTACATTGAAAACGGCGAAATCTGCATCAATTATATCAATGCGGACAGATTTTTCCCGACGAAGTGGAACAGTCGACAGATAACTGAGGGAGTATTTTGCAACGAATATGTGCAAAATGGATGCTGTTACAAACTGTTTGAATATCACACGCTGACCGATGAGGGCGTAAGTATCAGAAATGTTTTGTATAAATCGGACAGCAAATCAAATCTCGGCACGGTTGTCCCTGTGTCAGAGCTGTTCCCACAGCTCTCCGAAAATGTGATTTTTAAAGGCATTAAAAAACCTATTTTTGTGTATTTTAAGCCTGCTGTCGGCAACAACATGGTATTTGATTTGCCGCTGGGTCTGTCGGTTTTTGCAAACGCAATAGATACTCTCAAAGAGGTAGATATTGTATTTGATAGCTTGGAGCGAGAATTTATGCTCGGAAAAAAGCGTATTATCGTACCGTCAGAGCTCATTAAAACACTTTTTGACGATAACGGCAATGAGGTTCGATACTTTGACATAAACGATGAAGCATTCCAGGCACTAAGATGTGAAGAAGCCGAGAAGCTTAATATAATCGACAATACGCAGAATCTGCGTGTGACAGAGCATACCGATGCACTGAAACGGCTGCTTGATATACTAGGTATGCAACTCGGCTTTTCTCCCGGAACGCTGTCGTTCGACAGCTCGTCCGGAGTAAAAACAGCGACAGAGGTCGCCGCCGATGAAAAGGACACTCTGCGCACGGTGCAGAACAACAAAAATATAATTACCGAAGTGATAGAAAACCTCGCAGATGTTATAATCAATCTCACCCAGGCGGCGAACGGCAGCAGCAAGGAATACACCGTAAGCGTAAACTGGCAGGACAACATTATCGGAGACGATAACACCCGCATTGAAAACAACATAAATCTTGTGCAGTCGGGTCTTAAATCTAAGCTCCGTGCTATTATGGACGCACAGAACATTGATGAAAAAGCGGCAAAGGAAGAACTACAGCGTATTGCAAAGGAAAATGACATAGACGGCGGCATACTGGACGGTGACAGCTATGAATAAGCTGACTTCCCTGCAGTTGTCGCAAGGAATAGCCGACCTTATCGTCGGACTGGAAACCGATCTTATTGCAAACATAGCCGCCTATCTTGCTGCAGGAAAAATCGAAGAAGACACGGCAAAGTGGAAAATGAAGAAGCTCGCCGAGCTTGGCAAGCTGACAAAGCAGAACGCAAAAACGATAGCTGAATATGCAGGAAAAACGCCCGAGCTTCTGGAGCTTACGCTTCAGAGAGCGGCAAATTCCGCTATTCAGGAGCTTGCGCCGGGATTAAAACGTATGGTGCAGGAGGGGCTTATTGATAGACGAGCCACGCCGTCAATGTCCGGCAATATGTTAAACAGCCTTAAAATGCTTCAAAAACAGGCAAAAAAAGACCTAAACCTTACAAATACAACGATGAAGTATAAGGCAAAGAACGCCGCTATGCAGGTAATCAACCGTACCGCCGAGCTTGCAAATAAGCAGGAATACATAGACAGTCTGAATAAGGCTACAGGAAAGGTCGTTACCGGAATTGAAGCACGTCAGAGTGCCATGCGGGAATGTATCGGCGAGATGACGCAGAAAGGTATCCCGGCTTTTGTCGATAAAAATGGTCGGAACTGGACACCGGAAGCATACACTAATATGTGTATACGCTCTACTGTAGGAAGCGTTGCCAAAGAAACTCAGTTTTCCCTTATGGATGAATATGGGCTAGATTTGGTCGAGGTCAGCAGTCACAGCGGCGCAAGACCACTCTGTGCCAAAGATCAGGGGAAAATATTCAATCGCAACGGCGGCGGAGGTTACACTACCGACCTTGACGGCAAGCGCATAAGGTTTTACGCTTGGCGGTCAAGCACGTACGGCAAGCCCGCAGGAATACTGGGTATAAACTGCGGACATCAGATATATCCGTTCCTGCCCGGCATAAGCGTGCAGACCTATTTTCCATACGATGAAAAGGAAAATGCTGAGCAGTACGATAAAATATGCAAACAGCGTGAGCTGGAACGGCGGGTAAGAGCAACAAAGCGTGAATGTACTTCTCTTGACACTCTCGGCGACAAAGAGGGTTTTGACAAGGCGGCTTACAAGCTCAAGCAGCAGGAACAGCAGCTTAAAGCCTACTGTCAAGAGAACGGTCTTACTTATAAGCCTGACAGGACGGCAACACCTGGATATGGACGCAGTCAAGCGGCTAAGACCACAGCAAGCTATAAAGAGACATTAAAATTTGAACAGGAGTGTTTAAAGTTAGTAGGACTTGAAACCGCAAACGGAATAACTATAACTGAAGTATCCAAGCATATTAAGGAAAGAATGAAGCAACGTGATTTTAGCGTAGATGATGCGTCCGATGCCTTGACAAATTCTCTTGATATTGGTAAAATAAGAGCAGATAATACACAACAATACATCGGTGAAAAAGCAACAGTAGCTGTAAATACATTAACCGGAAAGCTTACTACTGGTTGGAAAACGAGTTCAAAAAAAGTTAAGAAATTGAAGGAGAAGAACAATGCTTCGAGTCAAGGATAAATTTAATTCAGAGCAGATTTATTTATTAGCATCTCACAGTATAGAGTTAGATAATGATACCGATTATACCGACGACGAACTGATGAATATTCATGATAAACTCACAGATGCGTATTTAAGCAATGCTTTTGATAAAAACGGAGAGCCAAACAAAAAGGCAAAAATCTATGAGCAAATTATAGATATTTTTTACGATGAATTTGGAATTTAACCGCCTTGCGAAAACAAGGCGGTTAAAAAATTATAAATTTTCAAAAAGGAATATTTATTGATTAAGCACCCTTTCGAGGGTGTTTTGCTTATGATAAAAAGGAGGTAAAGTATGGCATTAGTACCGGCGATTTTATACAAAGATGAAATCAAAAAGCAGATATTATATCATGCTTATGATGACGAGATGTTTTTATATACTGGATCAAACGGATTCAGCACTCCGGAAATATCCGATGAGGGAGAAGGCGTATATCAATATGCTATTGTAGATGACAAAAAGCTAATTGGTTATTTTTCCTATGTCCTTGATATGTATTCTTCTAATGCAAACTGTTTCAGTCTTTTTTCTTTTGATAAGGGAAATCCAATAATCGGAATAAGTGTTTTCAGAGAATTGGAAAAACTGATTAATTCATATCGTGTTCATCGTTTGGAGTGGAGAATGATCGAAGGAAACCCAGTAGAGCGGCATTATGATAGATTTTGTCAGAAGTACAACGGGAAAAAGCATATACTTAAAGACGCTATTCGAGATAAACAGGGTGTATACCACGCCGATGTTATTTATGAAATTATAATTTGATGCACAAAAAAATCACATTTACGTTTAAAACAGCACTTTCACGGTGCTGTTTTTATATTACCCATTTTACAGAAAGGAAAATTATTATGGATGAAAAAATCACAACATCGGCGACTGAAAATGCCGAAAGCACAGTTCAGGCAGAACAGGCAGCTGCCACAGCTCAGAGCGGTGCACAGGACGGCACTGCCACGGAAGCTGTTACGCAGTCCGAACCGCAGGCTGAGCAGAAATCCGAGCCTTCCGGAAATTCAGAAACAGGAAAGGCTGACGGCAAAAAATCAGACAGTGCAGAATCCACCGGCGAAAGCGACAACTCTCAGGAGGAAAACAAGCAGGAGATAGCCGAGCTTAAGGGCAAGGTTCACGCACTTTCTGTCGGCGTTGCGGCAGATTGCATTGAGGATGTGCTTGCTCTTGCAAAGGCAAAGGTCGGCGGAGATGTTACACTTGACAAGGCTATTGACAGTGTGATCGAAAAATATCCCAGCTTCAAGGGAGAAAAGCCTCACAAGGCAATAGTTACATCAGCTGTTGCGACAGTAAACGATGAACAGAAGACAGCCGACGAAGCAAGAATCAACAAGATAATGGGCATTAAGTAAGCCCGGAAAGGAAAATCACTATGGCAAATTCAATTACAAAATTCAAGGCGTATATCGACAAGCTCGATACAGTCTATCAGCAGGCTTCCGCCACATCTATTCTTGATGCTGATGCGGATACGGTGAGAATGGGCGCAAAAGCAGGAGAGTTTCTTATTCCTAAGATGAGCATGGACGGTCTTGCAGATTACTCTCGTTCAAGCGGTTATGTCAAGGGCGATGTCACGATCACCTATGAAACCAAATCGTGCAACTATGACAGAGGTCGTAAGTTCTCCGTTGACGCTATGGACAACGAAGAAACGGCTGGTATTGCGTTCGGCAAGCTTGCAAGCGAGTTCATAAGAACAAAAGTCGTTCCCGAAATGGACGCTTTCCGCTTTGCAAAATATGCAAGTGCCACAGGCGTTCTCTCCGCCGCCGAAGCTACTCCCACCGCCGGTACAGCTGTCCTGACGGCTCTCCAGACCGCTGTCAATGCGCAGGACGAGGCAGAAGTAAACGTTGACGGAAAGATACTCTTTATTACGCCTACACTGCTTACGCTTGCGAAAAACGTTGACACAACAAAGAGCAAGGCTATTCTCGATCGTTTTGAAAAGATTATAACCGTTCCGCAGACGAGATTCTACACAGCGATTGACATGAAGGACGGCACCTCAAGCAACGAAACCGCAGGCGGTTATGCAGGAGCAACAGGCGGATATAAAATCAACTTTATGATTATCAACCGTGATGCCGTTATCCAGTTCGGTAAGCACACGGTCAACAAGGTAGTTTCGCCCGAAGAGAACCAGACAGATGACGGTTATATGTTCTTCTACCGTGCTTACAGCATCGCAGAAACATACGAAAACAAGGTAAAGGGTATCTACCTCAACCGTGATACAACGGCACTGACATAAGGAGGTTTCTATGACAAGAGTAGGATTTACAGCCGAAGATCTGGCGGATAACACAGTTCGGCAGGAGCAGAAAACAACTTCAAAGATTGATTCGGTAGAAAGTTTGATTGATAAAGATAACACAGTTCAGCAGGAGCAGAAAACAACTTCGGCAAACAAAAAGCAGTCTAAGCAGTCAAAGAAGCCGGCGGAGGTATCCGATGCAGCAGATAGTTACACCTGACTACTACAAAGACGTTTTCTGCGGCGAGTTTGACGGTGACGAAAAGGAGCTGTCTAAGCTCCTTGAGGTTGCATACATTATTATATATAACGAAACCTGCGGCAGAATAGCTCAGTTCGACAGTCTGGATAAAAAGGTTCAGACGGCTGTTAAAGATGCTATCTGTTGGCAGGTTGATTATATATCAGCAAACGGCGGTCTTTCATTCGTGCATGACGGCAACTTCAGCAATATTTCACTCGGCAGTTTCAGCTATTCGGCAGGCGGAAACAGTAGCGTATCGGATGGAAAACTACCCATGTGCAATGTGTCATACGGCTTGCTTTTATCGACCGGGCTTATGTATAAAGGTCTTGATGCGTTATGATGAAACCTATACCACGCAGTCTTTTGATACACACTGCCGCTGTTGTTGCCGAAAAGACCGACAGATGGGGCGAAATCTCCGAAACGTCTACGGAAACATTGAAATATGTCCGTATAGAACCAACAGAGAGTTATACCAGCGATAAGCAGAATAATCAGGTAAAGGTTGACGCAGTCATGTATTACGACTGCCGTAATTCCAAACCACCGAATTTCAGATTTGTGCCGGGCGCAAAAGTGATTTTTGAAAAAACGGAATACAGAATTGCAAGCATAAAGCGGTATGACACAAACGCTCCGCATCACTATGAGATAGGGTTATCGTTATGAATGTGAAGATTAACATTAACAGTGCGGCTGTAAAAGCTAAGTTCACAGAAAAAGCTCATGACGCTTTGGAACTTATGAAAACTCAAGTGCTGAAAGACTGCAATTACTACGCTCCGAAAGACCAAAGTATTCTGATTAACAGCAGTTTGATTCATTCCGAAGTGGTAGATAACTCGCTTCATTTAAGGTGGGAGACTCCTTATGCTCGTTATCAATACTATGGTATTTCTAATAACGGCAAGCCCTTAGTTTATTCTCATGACAGAAATCCTAACGCCTGCAAAATGTGGGCGCATAAAGCGGAATCGGTTAAAGGGGAACAGTGGCGAAGACAACTGCAGAAACTTTTAACAGGAAGTGATAAATAATGTCACCTCAGAAAAAAGCAATCGAGCTTATTCTCAATTTTATAGAAGATAAGCTCGGATATACAATCGAAACAGCAGGCTTGCCGGTCGGCGGAGGACTTTCCGCCGAAGCGCAAGCGGCAAAGTATAACGGTACTACACTTGACAGACAGCGGCAGGACAGAACCTTGCCTCTGCTTATTTTATCCAAGAACAAGATACAGGGTGTAGCTATGGAACAGCTATTTAATATCGGCAATCTTATCTCGAAAGCAACCGAACTGCCGCAAGATGACAGCGTTCAGCTGTTAAGTGCATCGGTTTCGACCGATGCCGCTCCTGTCGGTAAGGTCGGTGACTTTTGGATATATTCCATGATTGTTGATGTCAGGATAGCATTTTAGGAGGTACTAATATGGCAAATGAACAGGTAATACCTACTGTCGGCAAAGCCGAGCTGAACAGTGAAATAAAGGTAGAGATCAATACTACTCCTACAGGAGAAGCGGCTACATATTCGGATATGCGAAAGGCATTTAAGTCGGTAACAACCGCAATAAACGAGGTCGTTTACAGTGCAACCTATCTTGCGGACGGCGGATTTGCAAGCTCTGCGGTAGTCGGCGCAGCACCTACGGTAGTGCTTGCGGGTGATTTTATAAAAGACGATCCCGTCTGCGCTTTTCTTGACGAGATTCAGTATGAAATCGGCTCAAACAGAGTAACTGACATCAAGATAACCCGTAACGGCAAGGTTCTTACCTGCCCTGTCACGGTTACAGCTGCCGGCATAGGCGGCGGCGAGTCTACAGCTCCCAACACTATAAGCTGCACGATCGCTTTTAACGGCAAACCCGCAATAACAACAGCCACCGCTTCGGGTGTCTGATATTACATCAAAAAACAGTCAGTGTGCCAAACGGCACACTGCTGAATTTTTGTCAGGAGGATAACAATGGCATATAAAATCACACGAACACAGAAAATCACGGAAACTCTTGAGCTGTCTGATAAAAACGGAAACGTCATCGACAGCATTGATATAGACATAGATGCAGATGCCGTCTGCACAGCTTTCCGAAAGAAACAGACGGAAGTAATTGATGCGGAAAGACGTCTTAAAGAAATAAGAAAAAACGGTGTTGAAACAGATCTTGAATGCGCTTATGAGGCGTATGGAAATGCGGTAATTGCAATTTTTGAGCTGATATTCGGCGAAGACGGTACAAAAAAGTTGCTTGAATTTTTCGAGGACAATTACATTGAAATGGGTATTCAGGTAGTTCCTTTTATAAATGCCGTTATTGTTCCGAAAATCAACGAAACACTCCGCAATCGTAAGGCTCAGATCAGAGCGTTACACAAGTACCGCTAATGAGTATATATTCATTGTCACAGTCATGCCCCCGCAGTATAGAAGTCGGGGGCATTTGTTATACATTAAATTTGAGTTTTGACCGTGTTTTATCGGCATTTGAACTACTGAGCAGTGATGAACTGGAAGGCATCGATTCATTTGATGTTATCTTCGATTGGTTTGTAATTGCTCCGAAAGTCAAAAACCTTTCGGCAAGAGTCGATGTGGTTAATGAAATTTTCGATAAACTTATCAATTTTGATAAAAATACCTCTGACACGGAAGCAGAAACGATAAGCTTTGAGCAAGACGCACCGTTTATCTATGCGGCATTCAGACAAGCATATGGCATTGATTTGTTCCAGGAACAGGGTAAGCTGCAATGGTGGGAGTTTGTTGCACTGCTCGGAGCACTGCCGTCCGATACACGTTTGAGCAACATTATCGATATACGAATACGTCCTGTTCCTGCTCCGAACGGAAGAAATCAGGAGCAGATATCGGCACTGTTAAAACTCAAAGCACAGTATGCGATTAAAAATCCCGTAAACAAACAATCGGCGAAAGACGGTTGGGAACGGTTATGGGGTATTCTCGAAAAACAGGCAGAAGAGAGGTGAGATTATGCCGGAGAGCGACGGAAGAGTAGAATTTGAAGTCCGTGCGGACTTAAGTAAAATAGACGCTGATATGGCGGAAGCCGGAAAAAAGGTTTCCGAAGCGGCTCAAAAAGGTGCAAAAAAACAGGAAGAAGTCGTTGAAAAGGCGCAGGAAAACATTTCGCAGGCTGTGAAAAAAGCAAACGATGAAATAGAGAACGACAATTCCAAGACGCAGAAGAATATAACAGACACAGCAAAGAAGCAGTCTGACAAAGTAGTGCAGACCGAAAAGAAAAACAAGGAAGCTGTAACGCAGACTGCAAAAAAAGAAGGCGACAAAGTAGTTGATAACTATAAAAAGGATACGCAAGAAATTATCAACAGTACCGATACGCTTTCTTCAGAAATTGAAAAGAAGACTTCCGGCATAGGCTCAAAAATCGGCACAGGTCTTAAAGGCGTCGGAAAAGGCATCGGCGTTGCTGTTGGTGCCGGACTTGCTGCAGCAGGCACGGTAGCTGTAGCGGCAACAGGAAAAGCTATATCCGCAGCAAACGATCTTGATAAAGCAAATAAGCAACTAACCGCATCACTCAGTCTTACGGCGGAAGAAGCCGAAAAATACGGTGACATCATCAAGAAAGTTTACGGTGATAATTATGGCGAAAGCTTTGATGATATATCCAACACGCTCGCTCTCATCAAGCAGCAGATGAAAGACGTCACAGACGATGAGCTACAAAAGATTATTGAAAGCGCATATCTTTTATCAGATACATACGATATAGACGTTTCTGAGGGTATCCGTGGAGCAAATGCTCTAATGAAGCAGTTTGGCATTACAGCCGAGGAAGCGTATAATCTCCTTGCTCAGGGTGCAGAAAAGGGCTTAAATCAGAACGGTGACATAGCCGATCAGCTTGCCGAGTACAGCACTTACTATGCTGATATGGGCTTTACTGCCGAAGAAGCCATGTCTATGATGGCAGAAGGCGCAAAAAACGGCGCATTTCAGGTCGATTTCCTGAATGACGCCTTTAAGGAGTTTTCCATAAGAGCAAAGGACGGCAGTCAGACTACAGCTGACGGTATGGCTTTACTCAGTCTTGATGCAACAAAGCTCGGTGAAGAATTTGCCGCAGGGGGTGACCGTGCGTATCAAGCATTCAAGCTTGTCAATGAAAAGCTTGCCGAATGTAAAAGTGATGTAGATCGCAACGCCGCAGGTGTTGCTTTGTACGGAACAAAGTGGGAAGACCTCGGAGAAGATGCCGTTCTCGCTATGGCACACATGGGGAACAGCATTGACAAAACCCGTGATAAGCTCGGTGAGATGGAATCAGTTAAATACAACAGCTTATCCGATATGTGCAACGGACTTTCCCGTACAATTGAACTGCTTCTGATTCCGCTCGGCGAACAGATTATTCCCGTACTTAAGGATATTATTGAGCTTATTGAACCGATTATTTCGGAGCTTCTGCCACAGATAATTGAGCAGGTTAAGCCGATACTTGACAGCGTTTCCGAGCTTATTCCGCCGCTCATTGAGTTGATCACCGGAATACTGCCACAGTTTATGGAATTGCTTAAGCCGATAATGGAAAGTGTCACTCGTATAATTCAGAAGCTTGTTCCTACATTGATTAAGCTCTTTGATAAGCTGTTACCGCCGATAATCAAGATCGTGGATACGCTTCTTCCACCTCTAATGGAAGTAATAGAGGCTTTACTGCCGATACTTGATGTCGTAATCGAACTGCTTACTCCGATTCTGGAACTGGTGGCTGAGCTTGCCGAACCGCTCGGTACTGTTATCTCAGCAGTCGGGAAGTTGCTATCAGCTGTTATCGGTCTTATTGATGGTGCATTATCGCCTATTATGCCTGTAATATCATCGCTTGCAGATGTGCTGTTACAGATACTCGGTCCGGCTCTTGATATTGTTGCGGGGCTTGTTAATTCACTTGCAGATGTTTTTTCCGGCGTTACAAATTTCTTATCCGGTGATATTATGGGCGGCTTTGAATCTTTCGGAAATGGTCTTGTAAATCTGTTTGATGGTGTTCTAAGCACCATAGATTCAATATTCGGTACTAATCTCACAAATTGGTATAACGACGTTAAAGAGGCTTGTCAGAAAATCGGTGAGGAAATGTATGCTGCAACGCATCAGGAAGAAATCAGAGCGAATGAGTTAAGCACTAAATATAACGACTTACAAAGCGATATGAATTCATATATCGTTAAAGAACTGCGAAGCGGCAAATCAGCCGATGAGGCATTATCAAATGCCAAAAACAAATTCCTTGATACAGCGGAAAAGAAAGAATATTTCAATTCTCAGTTAAAGGATTATGTCAATGAGGATAAGGTTAAAGAGTGGTATAACAACGTCAGAAGTAATAACGGGCTGTATTCACAGGGTTATTCAGAGAATGAAGACATTTCTTCTGTTTATAGTCAAAACATTGCCGAAGAAGAGGAGCGTAAAGGAAAAGCAGCTTTAGGATATACCGGTGCCGGAACAAATTATTCATATAGCAGTGCGGGAAAAACATCGTATAAAGCACCTACATATTCTTATACGCCATCAACCTACAGCGCATCTGACTATGCTTATGTACCGGAAGCAAAAGAAGAAAAGAAAACGTCAAGCTCGTCAAGCACAAAGAAAACAAGTTCATCGAGTGCAAAGAAAAAAAGCTCTTTAACCTCGTCTTCCAAAAAGACAAATTCAAGTAACAGTTCATCAAGCGGTACACAAAACATCAATATAACATCTTATATTCCGACTGTATGGGATGATGTTAGCACTTCTAATGCAAAACTCGCCGCAGGCATAGGTGCAAGCAAAGTCGGTAACAGCAAATCGGGTAAGCTTATAAGCGGATTATCAGCTGCTTCTAAGGTGTCCGCTTCAGCAGAAAAAGCAGATGCAACACTTAATGATGTAGTGTCGGAACTGAAAAAGCTGAAAACCGCACAGGAAAAGATGCAATATACACTTGATGTAACGCTTAAAACGAATGAGTATACATTAGCAAAAGCTACTGTTAAAGGCATTAAGAAGATACAGAAACAAACAGGAAAATCACCTTTATAGGAGGCATAGATATGACAGTGAAAATTCAGAACATAGACATTTCCGAGTACGTCACAAATTGCGATTTACGTCATTCATGCCGTGGCGAGAGTACTTCATACAGCTTGAACGGAACGGCATACACCGATAGATTCGGAGATTTTAAAGTCTCTGGTTCTATTACTTTCGGTATTGTTCCGTCTGCAAAATGGAACTCAGTTTTTGCCATATTAAAAAGCAGTAGTTTTTTGCTTCTTGTAAATACTGATTCGTATACTGTTCATGTAAAAGGTGACATTTCTGCTCCATACGCTTATACCGATGCAACACTCGGCGAGTGCTATAAAGACGCAACCGTGGAGGTGGAAGAGATATGATTTCTGTATCGTCAAGCTTCAAAAGCAACGCTACCAAGCCTGTAAGAAATATCAATGCTAAAATTTCAATTGGCACTGTAGATTTCGGCATTGATGATATTGTATCATTTGAACTTTCACGTTCGCCGTCTGATGGCGGTCTTAGTATAGGTGGAACAGCAGCAGCACGACTGACTGCAACAATCCGTGCAACGATATTACCGACGATGGATGCTTATAAAATAACCGCCTCTATCGGATTTACTGCATTGACGCAAATCGGAACGTTCTATATTACAGATTTAACTCAAGAAAAGGGATATGTGTCAATAGAAGCGTATGATCGATTTTATTATCTCGATAAACCGTGTAGCTTTAACGGCAGTGCTGACGGGAAGGTCGAATCTTTATCTTTTCCTGCAACTCATCAGGAAATGCTTGAGTATATCAGCAAAATTAACGGCTTTTCCCTGAGCGTAACCTGTGAAGCTTTTGCAAAAGTAAAAACGAAACCGATTTATAACAGCGAGGCAACAAATCCGACAAATAAATATTACACATACCGTGAAATAATCGGCTTTATTGCCGCCTGCAACGGTTGTAATGCTCAATTTGATGCAAATGATAAACTGATATTTACACGCCCTTCAAACAGTGTTGAAACAATTGAAGAAGGTGCTTGCGAAAGCTTATCAGTCGCTCAGGACAGTGGATTTACTGTAAAAGGCATACGCTTTACAATCGGCACCGATACAGCGTTCTATATTGATGCAAACGGTACTGCTTATGATGAGACTTTGCCGGGAGTGCTTGAAGCGGTTAATCCGCTTGCAACGGTAGAAATTATGGAATACGTTTGGAATAAGCTCGGAGGCTATCATTACTATGCTGCCGATATATCAAGACGAGGCAGAGGGTGGTTGCTTCCGGATGATGTTGCGACTGTAAACAGTAACGGAACAACAAAAAAAGTTACTGTAACCGCAATTTCTTACTCGTTAAGTAAAGACAGCGGTTTTTCAGAACAAATCACATCAACAGCCGAAAGCACCGAACAGTCGTCAAACAGGTATAGTGCCGCAGCGGATCATACATCTAATGCGGGAGCAGGAAAATACAACAGCACGACCATTATAAATGATCCCGTTATAATTTCCGAAAGGACAAAAGAATATCTGAAATACGATTACAGCATAATCGGATACAGCGTAGACGATAAAATAACGTATGGCTTAGATGGTGGAGATACAGATATTATTGTTCAAGGTTTCAAAGCAACATATAATGATAGTTTAGGGGCTATTTGTGGTGATTTTACTGTTTTTAACGGAATTTACGGATCAGATAAAATATATGCACAGTCGTTTGTAAAATTTAGATTTTATTTAGATATAACGAGAGTCATACAATATTCCGAGTACACGGAATATTGGATAAATTTGATGTCCGAATACACGACTGTTGATGGAGACACAGTAAAAAAAATCGAAACAAGTGTACGAGCACGACACGGTAACTTTTCAAAAGCATTAAAGTGGAAAGAAATCTATCCGCCATCTACTGAGTTTCCATGCGGACGTGCCAGAGTTATACTTGGAATTAATTTTCACAACAATTTGTCTGTTTCTCCAGAAGAGTATATGTGGAAATCTTCTCAAGCGGTGGATGTTTCTTTTTCATCAGTTGATGAATATAATTCGGCAGTTCAATTAACACGATCTCCATTGGAAAAGAAAGATGTAACGCAAACAGTATCAAAAGTGATTGAAGCGAACGGAACAGCGGATTTTCCCGAGCTGGGAGACACAGATGTTCTCTATATCGACAGCAGCGACAATTCTGCATATAAATGGTCGTCAAAAATCAGTGCTTATTATTGCGTAGGCAGAGATTATTTTTCGATAAAGCAGATTCAGTCTGTAGCTGAGCCAAATTCATCGGAGGCGGAAATACTTGAAGCCCAGTTACTTCAGGATATGCGTTCACCGGCTGAGTGGACTCTTCATTCTTCATTTGTACCCCCAAAAGGATATATGTGTATAACCGACTTTGAAAGCGGTCAGCACGGCATTAAAATAGGCGATGGTAATACTCCATGGTCAGAGCTGTTATATGTCAACCTTTACGATATTGACCTGTCGGAATATCTGAAAACCGGTGACATATCGGACTGGGCGAAAGCCGACAGTAAGCCCACTTACACGGCTGAAGAAATCGGAGCGGTGACACCTTATGAGCTTGACAGCAAGGATTATCTCAAAGCCACAGAGATAACCGGACAGACAGTAAACCTTGATGATATCAAATTGAACGAATCATCAGATAAAAGTAAAAGTAAGCGGTATTTTTGCGCATCAGTATCTGCGCAGAATATTGAGAACCGTCCGATATCCGCCAATGAACCGTTTGAATTGTCGGTCGACAATATCCGAAATATCAACACAGGGGCTTTTAATACCATGCAACGCTATACTTCCGTAGCACGAAAACGGACTTATACAAGATGGTGCAATGACGGGGCGTGGTCAGCATGGAAATGTGATACAGATGTCGTTGTATATGGCAGCGTCACTGAAGACAATCCGAAAACCTTCGCATACACAACATACGGCGAGGGGTTCAGCGTAGTCGAAATCGAAGCATACTATGATAATGCACTAAATCCTGTGCGTAATCGTAAAGTGTTTGCACTGTCACCTACGGCGAGTATAGAACGTGTGATGTTGACTATCAGCAACGGCTCATCAGAGAGCGTAACGTTAGACAACGGATCTGTTACGATGTCAATGACAGGAACAACTGCGTTATCATTTATGATACGATACACAAACAGCAGATGAAAGGAGCTTATATGCAGATATTTGAAGATGACACTTTTGTATTGGGCGGCATAGAAACTGAGGGTGAAACACTCAAAGGTGCAATTGTAGTGCCCGACAACAGCAAAGAAGCACAAAAAATCCTTGCACAGCAGGGCATGGAAAAGGTAGCCGAATAGGCAGAAAGGACTAAATTATGAATAAAATTGACTGGAAACGCAAATTAACAAGCCGTAAATGGTGGTTATCTTTAACCGGTTTTATAACCGGTTTGATAATTGCGTTCGGCGGATCGGATGAAGCTGCGGCTACCGTATCTGGCTGTCTTATGTCAGGAGCTGCAGTACTTGCCTATACTATCGGCGAGGGTCTTGCAGACAGTAATAACAAGGAGGGTAACACAGATGAGAATTAAAGGATTTGATATCAGTCGTGCTCAGGAAAATATCGATTTTGATAAAATTGAGAAATCCGGTGCAAAATTTGTAATAATTCGTGCAGGTATCCGCACCGATGAAGATACATATTTTCGGCGTTATCTCAATGAATGTACTAATCGAAAAATACCTTACGGTTTGTTTTGGTATTTCGAAGCAACTTCGGACGAAGCGTTTGACAAAGAACTTGCCGCTTGTGTGAAGGTTGTAAAGGGATTAAAACCTGAATATCCCGTTTTTTTCGACATGGAGGAACAGCGTCAGATCGACAATCTCACAAACAAAGAAAGAACCGATATGGCACTGAAATTCTGCAAGAAAATGACCGAAATCGGGCTGCTTTCGGGTGTATACGCAAACCCTTCATGGATGCAGAATTACTATGACAGAGAACGTTTGACTGACATAGATATATGGCTTGCACACTGGACGGAAAGTCCGGATATTCCGAGCAAATTTGACTATAATCAGAAACTATGGCAGTGGGGAACGGAGATTGTCGATGACAGAAAAGTCGACAGCAACATCTGCTTTGTGGACTACCCTACAATTACAGCAAAATGGTACAAAGAACACACTACATCAAATAATACCGTAAATAAAGAAGATAAAGCCGAAAATAAAATATCGAGTTTTAAACCCGGAGATAAGGTTAAGGTTAAATCGGGTGCGGTTTTCTCAAACGGTGTAAAACCTATATCAGCTGTTTATACGACTGAATTTGTTATTCAGCGATTATCGAAAGACGGTGCAGAAGCCTGCATCGGAATAGCAGGACAAGATACCGGATGGATGTTCTGCAAAGATCTTATGCTTTCATCGAAAAAAGCCGTTTCCAAAAGCAACACAGCTTCTGATTCTTCGAGTATAAATGTCGGAGATATCGTTCGAATAAAGAGCGGAAGCAAAACCTATGACGGTTCAAGCGTTGATGACTGGGTTTATTTCAAACGTTTTTATGTTTCAAGCGTAAACGGTAAACGTGTAGTACTTAACAAATCTCCGGATAGCACAGTGCTTGCAATAAATACAGCATTTAATATTAAAGATCTTAAAAAAGTTTAACATTACATCGGTGGGGCGAAAGTGCCCCACCATTATTTTTTTATAGGAGGCTTATGATGATAAATAGTCCGATTCCACGCATAGGCGGAAAACGTCTTTTGCGCACTAAAATATGTGATTCGTTCCCAAGCGGTGAACGATTCAATCGTTATATTGAAGTATTCGGCGGTGGCGGTTGGGTACTTTTTTTTAAAGAAAAGCAGGCGGATTTAGAGATTTACAACGATGCAGACGGCAATCTCGTTAATTTAATGCGGTGCATTAAATATCATTGCTCCGAGCTTCAGCGTGAAATAGACGGCTTTTATAACAGTAGGGAAATTTTTTATGATGTATCTCAACAGTTGAACTGTCGAGGCTTTACCGATATACAAAGAGCGGCACGCTATTTTATAAAAATGCGCTTATCCTTTGGTGCCGATGGCAGATCTTTCGGATGCAGTAAAAAGCCACTCTACCGTTCAAAAGATTATCTATCGGTTATTTCAGACCGTTTAAAAAACGTTTTAATAGAGAACAAAGACTTTGAGAATTTAATTAAGGTTTATGACCGACCGAGTTCCTTTTTCTATCTTGACCCACCATATCACACAACAGAAAAATACTATGATATTGAATTTACGGAAGATGATCATAAACGTCTTGCGTCACAGCTTTCGCAAATTCAAGGAAAATTTCTGCTTTCTTATAATGATGATATGTTTATTCGTGATCTCTATAAGGATTACACTATTATTTCACTTTCTCGGAATAACAATATATCTTCAGGCAGTTTTAAGGAACTGTTGATAAGAAACTACTGATAGATACAGCACTATTTTCTTTACGATGATAATACTACATTGCTCCATTATCTCCGTAAATAAAATAGCTCTGGTGAAAACGCCGTTTAAATAGTTGTAAAACAGGCACAATTAAAGTGAATTTTCTCCATATAAAAATGATAAATCAAAATCTCTTTGAAAAATCAGCCGTTTTTTCAACATCTACCATTAATGCTGTTGAGAAAAGCCGATTATTCAAAAAGATTTTATTATTTATGAGATTTATTACTATTTTGTATTTTGCGTGTCAAAAATTCTGATTTTGCTTGTCAAATAACAGCTATATTTTCGTAAGATCCTCCGCTCTTACCGCCGCAGTGACCTGCCCGCCCTGACCGATGACGATATAGTCCTCTCTGTCACCGGAGCCTGCCTGCATAACCTCGTACACATTCGTGTACACAAACAGTGCAAGCGAACCGCCGTTATACGTCTTAGCACCGTAATTCACCTTGACCTTATCACCTACAGCAAATTTCTGCGTTATCTCGTCACTTTCCGCCTTGTACAGATTCTCTGTATAAAGCCATCCGGTAGGCACCGAGCCGATGCCTATAAGCGTTTCCTTGCCGCTTGCCGACACCTGCTGAACGGTATAGATTGTATCATATACATAAGAATACGGCTCTACTCCGTTTGTAAACCTCGCACCACGCTTCACCCTCACGCTGTCGCCTTTTTTAAACAGATTCACGGGCTTTTCCGGCTTTTCCGGCATATCACCGCAGTTTTCCTTATACCATTTTGCCGTTATCGCAGGATAATCCACAAAACAAATATCCCCGTCAACGTCCTTGCCTGCGATACTGTCAATGCCCCACTGCCACATTTTCTGCCCGTAGTCATATCTGCTTGCATAATCCGGGCTTTCGGTCCAGTGTGCAAGCCATATATCACGCTTTCCAACAATACGTT